GCCGACGATATTGAAGTTCCCACGAACTCTGACACTCAGACCAAACGCGACAAGCTGAAGGAGCAGATCAAGGAGTTTGACGCCATCATCATGCCTGATGCTTCCGCCACCATCACCTACCTAGGTACACCTCAGACGGAACAGTCGATCTACAACGAGCTTCCTACGAGAGGCTTCGACATCCGCATCTGGCCAGCTAGGTTCCCAGACCAAAAGCGTCGAGAACGCTACGGTCAGTTCCTTGCTCCCATCATCGTAGATAACCTAGACAAGTATCCTGACATCGAGGGTGGTCCCACCGACAAGCTACGCTTCGGTCATGAGGACCTCCTCGAACGTGAGCTATCATACGGACGGTCAGGCTTCGCACTACAGTTCATGCTCGACACCAGCCTCAGTGATGCCGACAGGTATCCGCTCAGGCTCAGTGACTTGATCGTCATGGACCTCAACACCGAACGTGCTCCAGTAGACCTGAGCTACGGGTCTTCACCTGAACTTGCCATCACAGACTTGCCTAACGTGGGCATGGGTGGTGATCGGATGTATCGACCCTTCTTCATCTCCACTGACAACTGGACACCATACACTGGCATCATCATGGCAGTGGACCCTAGTGGTCGTGGTGGTGACGAGACTGCCTATGCGGTGGTCGCTCACCTGCACTCAAGGGTCTACCTCTTGGACGCTGGTGGCCTCCCCGGTGGCTACGAGGTGGGGACCCTAGAAGCCATCGCCAAGATCGCCAAGAAGTACAAGGTCAACAAGGTCATCGTCGAACCCAACTTCGGTGACGGCATGTTCAACCGACTGCTGTCTCCAGTGCTACAGCGGTTCCACCCCTGTGTCATTGAAGATACCGAACGGTCCAACACTCAGAAGGAGAAGAGGATCATCGACACCCTCGAACCCGTCATGAACTCTCACCGATTAGTGGTGGACAAGGGTCTCATTCAGAGGGACTTCGATAGTACCCTCGACCGGAGACCTGAACACATCAACAGGTTCAGATTGTTCTACCAGATGACGAGACTGACTGGGGACAAGGGTAGCCTCGCCAAGGACGATAGGATCGACGCCGTGGCAATGGCAGTCCACTACTGGACCGACCTCATGGAACAAGACACCCAGAAGGCTGCACTGGAGTTGAGGGAGAAGATCAGGGACGAGGAGCTAGACCAGTGGTTCTGGAGCGCTGGAGTGGGTCGGGAGGAGACTGCGGGGTGGTCACTATAAAGACCAATGATTTCAATGGTTTGGATTTGCGGCCCCCCCTACCGGAAAGCGAACCACCCTCCGGGGTGAACACCTATAGATATATACTGAAGTGGACACTTAAGTGGAAACTGAAGTTGAACCTTCGAACGGAGACCAAAGAGTATCCGTAGGAAGTAGCAACTGAAGTGGAAACTTAAGTAGCCACTAGAGGTTCACTTCAGGTTCACTAGAGTGGTACTTCAGTGGGACTAGAGTGGGTGGGGGTGGGTAGTCTTATGCTGGCCTAAGACTACTAGAGGTATACCTTCAGGGAATGTTAGATGAAAAATAGTGAGAGGGTATCGATAAAGAGAAAGTCGCGGGCGTCCCCCGTGGGCCTCCCCCGAAATCGCTAAGCCATTGATTTCATTGGTCTTTTTGTGGCACATGTATAATCTATCGTGGATTATGAGTAGCACGGCACGTGGAATGCAGGCGTCTGTCAAAAGATAACTGTCGTTTTGAGTATCGACCCGACACTGCCACCGCCGCGCCACTATCAGTATCGTGTCGATACCTTACGTACACCTAAGGTACCCTGATACCACACCGCCGTGCCACCGTCCGTACACTGACAATGTCCACCGCCGTGTGTTACCGCTCGATTGCGAGGTTGTATACGCGCAAGTATATATAGAATAGCGCCTGTCTTTTTCGAGGTCATTTCCCACAATCATTTCAGTGACTTATAAGATTTTTCAGTTTGACTGCATTTTTTTCTTGTTGGAGATGTGGGGAGGCCCTATATGTAGGTCACCGAAGCGGCAGACCACCGCCGCTGACGTACACGGACCTAGTGACCCGCAAGCATAAAAGCACTAGCGCAGACTGAGGCAAGGCGCGTGACAAACGCCAAGCCTCACAGTCAACCCCGCAGACGGTCAATACGTCACCTACAGAAAAGCGGGGGCCAGCCCTAGAAGAAGGGACGCGCCAAGCCAAAGCAGCAATCCAACGCTGGCAAGTAGCTACAGCAGCGCAAATGGCGAAACATGACTGAGGTCCCGCCCCCGTGAAGAACGGACGTTTAGGGCCTGTTATGCGACATGGTGAACATCGCTGTACAAGCGGTCACTTGCACCGGACTGGCCTAGCCAGACGTACACCCAACGGGTGGCCACACAGTGGGAATGCTGCAAAGCGGACTTGCCTCACTGCAACAGTGGTTGTGTCTCAGCCTGATGCAAGGCTGACTGATGAGCCTAGCAAGGCGAAACACAACACAACACAAGGGAATGATTGAATGGTTATCAAGTACTACGGTTCCTCGACGGTCAACCATTACGTGGGCTGGACCTCATGCCGCGCAACCACTGCCAAGCTGTACGCTGCGAACCCGTACAAGAATGTAAGCGGCCATAATCCCTCTTACTGCGTTTGGATTATTCCCGGCACGGTGGACGTCGACGGTGACGACATTACCTTCGACCCTGTCCGTAACTAATCAATCCCACATAGGAGCAAATCACATGGGCAAGGCCAAGAAAACGTGGGAACAACTCAGGGCTGACTATACTTGGGACGTGAGCCACGAATATCGTCCGATGGGACGCTATGACGCCAGCAAGGCTCTCCCATTGAGCAAGGCTCAGGAAGCGACCTTCAACTACGGTTTTAACGCCGAATAACTCTGACAACTCCAACAGGAAAGACTAGACCATGTTCAAGGGAAAGCTCATTGCCTCAGGGCAGAATGCAAAGACCGTCAAGGGTGACGGCACGGACTATGAAACGGCAATCATGTACCTTGCTCCCTTCACACAGGCTGGCGTGGGCAATGTCTGTGCGATGGCTGAACGTGCCGCATGTTTCGAGGGGTGTCTTAACAGCGCAGGACGTGGCGCGTTCAATAACGTTCAGACTGCTCGTATCAAGAAAACGGTGCGCTACATGCGGGAGCGTGAAGCGTTCTTGGCCGATCTTGTGGCCGATCTTGTGCGGTTCTCGAACTACTGCAAGCGCAAGGGTGTGAAGCCTTGCGTGAGGCTGAATGGCACGTCCGACATTCAATGGGAGCGGCACCACCCTGTGACCATTGAAGGGGTGCGCTACGATAGCGTTATGGCAGCGTTTCCCGATGTGCAGTTCTACGACTATACGAAAATCTACACGCGCGTAGATAAGCCCCTTCCGTGCAACTATGACCTCACGCTGAGCTACAGCGAAGCCAATGAGCAATACGCTGAGGAAATCCGCAAGCGTGTTGCAGCTGGTGTTGCCAATGCTGCAGTGGTGTTCCGTACACGTGCAATCGTCGAACGTGAGCTTGCCAAGCCCATGACTATCGACGGTGACGAAACTGACATGCGCTTCACCGACCCCAAGGGTGGCTATGTGGTTGCCCTGTATGCCAAGGGTAAGGCTAAGCGCGACACATCGGGCTTTGTGATCGACTAATGGTCCCACAAGTCAAACAAGATAGAAACAGGGCAAGCCAATGCCCTGTCATTGAGATCAACAATCAACTGGAGAACACCCATGAACTATCACATCGCTTCGATCACTCACACCTATCCGCGTCCCTTCAAGGCTCAAAAGCTGTGGTGGTTGTGGATCGGTGAGCACAAGCAGGCCCGCGCCTATGCCACCCTCGATGAGGCCAAACGTGCCGCTGCCGTGCTGGCTAAGCTTTGGCCCGGACCAATCACTGTCAGCAAGTAACAATCAACACAAGGAGAAACATCATGGATAGTGAACTACGCGCAATCATAATCGCCACCCTTGTCGTGTTCGTCGGCATCCCTGTCCTCTACTGCTTGGGGGACGTGGTGCGGGGCGATCCCATCGGAACGACAATGCAGTCTATTCACGACAAGCAGTATCAGTAAGAAAGGTTTAGCTATCATGCGTGTATTCGTCTACTTCAACCTTCACCGCAAATGCTGGTCCATCAAGGCCCTCGAAGGTCCACGCAAGGGCCGCGTCATTGGTCACGCCGAATACGTTGATCTCGCCTGTGTGACGTGGAAGGTTAGCGAGGCTGGCCGTCAGCGGGTACTCCGTGAATGGAAGAAGAATGTTCACGCTGGTGCCGTTGGTACGCTTGAGCGTTGGCAGACGCCTGAGGGTGAGGCGTATGGGGTGCCGCTCGACAGCACCACCTTCGACGGTATCGCCAAGGCCAAGCCCACGCTCATGCCCGACATGGTCACGTACAATCCCTACAAGGGATCGACCTTCACCGACCGTGACACGGGTGAGGCCGTGCACATGAGTGCAGCCGCGTATCTCTGCACTGAGCGCAAGATATAC